GGTAAAGGGTAAAACAGACCCAGACACTAATGAAATTTTACCTGACTTTGGCGTTGATAATGATGAAGATGGCGAGTATAAAAAATATCGTACGGAAGTATGTGAAGAAAATGCGCTTTGGATAATTAAAGCAAATGCGCCAATTAATACAGAAGTACATGCGAATGTGTAGTCATAGATGTCTGCCGGGCATGTAAAAATGTTAATTGATGAGCGCATTGCTAAAATTAAGTTAATGAGTACTAAGCGTGGTCAAGATATGAAACCTGAGGAACGGGCAGAATATCTCAAACCATTTACCTTAACTTCCATATTAAAAGAGGAAATGATGAATCTTCGTGAAGAAAATGAAGGTGTTAATATCATTTTGAAGCAAGCAAATAAAGGTATTAAAAAAGATAAATTCTCTGCTTTTGAATATGGTTTATATTGGATTAAATTAGAAGAAGATAAAAAACGCAAAAAGCGTAAGAAGAGATTTAGTGATATGTTATTTTTAAATTGAGGTGGGAATATGCGAGCTTCAAGAGGAGAAATTATTATCGAAGAAATATTGCGCGATGCTGGCTTCCACTTCACTATGGAATAGACTTTTGAAGGTCTAAATAGCCCAAATGGTAAGCCATTAAAGTTTGACTTTTGCGTATTTGACGATGATGGTAATATTGATTTCTTAATTGAATATCAAGGTAAACAACATTATGAACCATCAGCTAAATTTGGCGGCAAGCAGGGTTTTTATCGGCAATAGTACAATGATAATAAGAAACGCAGATTTTGCGAATTAAATAATTATAACTTAGTTGAGATTCCATATACTGATGAAAATCTTTTGAGTTATGATTATATTTTAGAAAAAGCTGGATATTAAGGAGGGATTGAATTGGCTGATCAAGCAACAATACATGCCAAGGGCTTTTCAATCGTTCAACGTCCAGAATTAAGAGACATCTATGGTAGTTAGATTGATTATGGTAAGATTAAGGTAAACTTTCAGACACTTGAAGATGCAGTTATTGATCTTGGTTCATTAAAGAAAGTTGATAAACGTACTTATAGTAAAGTATCTATTTTACGTGCGCTTGCGCGCAAGGATTATCCTATACTTCGTAATATTTCCAATTATTTTTTTGAAGTAAGTGGTTTATATGAACGTCTTTGCAAATACTTTGCTGGATTATATAGATATGATTGGTACGTAACACCTTATGTAATTGAGGAAAATGTTAAGCCCGAAAAGGTTTTATCTGACTTCTCAAAAGCACTTGACTATTTAGATGAAAGCGGAGTTAAAAAACTTTGTAATGATCTCGCACTTAAAGTAATTGTTAATGGCTGTTACTATGGATATATCATTGATACATCTCGTGGTTTTGCCTTTCAAGAGTTGCCCATTAACTATTGCCGCACTCGCTTTAAAGTTGGTAATGTGCCGGCAGTCGAGTTTAATCCAAAGTTTTTTGATGATGCATTTCCGGACATAGAGATGAGGATGCGAGTCCTTAAAATGTATCCAGAGGAGTTCTCAAAAGCTTATCTTGCATATAAGAAAGGCAGATTGAATACTGGCTTAAATGATGGTACTTGGTGGATATTAGATCCAGATTGCGCATTTAAGATTAATTTGAATGGGCGAGATTATCCTTTATTAGTCAATATAACTCCTAAAATTCTTGATTTGGATGAAGCTCAAGATTTAGATTAGCGCAAAATGCTTCAATAGCTTTTAAAAGTTATTATTCAGAAATTGCCGTTAGATAAAAATGGTGATTTAATTTTCGACGTTGATGAAGCAAAAGATATTCATAACAATACCGTTCAGATGTTAAAACGTGCGGTAGGTGTTGATGTTATGACCACATTTGCTGATGTTGATGTTGCTGACTTAGCAGATAAGAATACTACAACAACACGCGATGAATTAGAGAAGGTTGAGCGCACAGTATATAATGAAGCTGGCGTATCTCAAAACTTATTTAACTCTAATAGTAATCTTGCTCTTGAGAAAGCATCATTAGTTGATGAAGCAAGTGTGCGCGATTTGATATTTGAGTTCGATGAATTATTTCATCGTGTTTTGCGCAGAAAGTTTCCCGGCAATAAAAAGTGGAGTTTACATTTTGATATGCTGGAAACTACAATTAATAATTATAAAGAATTATCTAAAATGTATAAAGAGCATACGCAGCTCGGCTTCTCTAAGATGTTGCCGCAAATTGCTCTTGGACATTCATAGAGTTCTATTATTGCAACAGCGCACTTTGAAAACGAAGTATTGAAGTTGCAAGAGATTATGATTCCGCCACTTATGTCTTCTACGTTGAATGGTAAGGATATTTTGCCAGGATCAAAAGAAGGATAGAATGTTCAGTCTGGCGCGAATAAGCAGATTGCAAAAGCTGCTGGTGATGTAAAGACTGGGCGTCCTGAGAAGGCAAATGATTAGAAGTCTGATAAGACTATTGCAAATAGAGAATCTATGGGAAAGGAGTAAGTTAAATGCCGAAACATGTAAGTGCACCGGTAGGCGAACGTGTAGAGATACTTAATGTCGCTCCTATGGCTGAAAATCCATTGATTTCTCATTGCGAGATTAAAGTTTGCTATATTGGTGAAAATCGTAATGGTAGTGTAATTAGTGAACCTGTCGCCACGAAGATGGCCGCGTCTTTACATGGCTGTCCTATTGCCGGTTATTTTAGTGAAAAAGAAGAAGACTTTAGTGGTCATAACCGCAGTATTGAAGTTGGCGATGGTAAATTTCGTGTAGTTGATAAAACAAAGGCTTATGGCTTTGTTGATTCTAGTGCAAAGATTTGGTTCCAGGAATTCAGTGATGAAGGTGTTGTTCATAAGTATTTAATGACTGAAGGCTGGCTTTGGACTAGTTTATATGATGAAGCAAAACGTATTATTGAACATGGAAATAATTAGTCCATGGAATTAAATGAAGAAAATTTAGATGGAACTTGGACATTTGATGATAAAGGATTTCCTAAATTTTTCATAATTAACGAAGCAATGATACAAAAGCTTTGTATTCTTGGAGAAGACGTCGAGCCCTGCTTCGAGGGCGCGGGTATTGCAGCACAATTCTCCTTTGACGGAGACTTCAAGAACCAACTATTTTCTTTAATGGAAGATATTAAGAACGCTTTGAGCAAAGGAGGATTTACTTCAATGGAGAATGAAAACAAAATCGTTGATCCTACTTTGGACGATCAGAATGCTGATCCTGAAACTGAGTTCAAGAAAAAGGACGAGGGAGAAGAAAATAAGGATAATCCATTCCCACCAAAGAAAGATGACGATAAAGAAGAAAAGCCTGCTGAGGGCAAAGATAATGAAAAGAAGCCTGCTTCTTCTGAAAAAGAAGAGAAGGGTGCAGAAGAAGACGATGAAGATAAGAAAAAGAAGGCTGCCGCAAAGCATTCTTTAACCGATGATGAAGTCGCTGATTCTGATCTTTATAAGAATCTTGCCATTCAGTTTGCTCAGTTGCAGAAGGATTTTGAGGCTTTGAAGGCCGAAGTAGAACCACTTCGTCAGTTCAAGGTTGATGCTGACCGTAAGGCTAAGCAGGAAATGATTGACAGTTTCTATATGCTTTCTGATACTGAGAAGAAGGATTGCATTGATAATATTGATACATATTCACTCAATGATATCGAAGCAAAACTTTCTGTTATTTGTGTTCGTAACAAGGTTTCTTTTAACCTTGACGATAATAAAGAGTCTGATAAAAAGACTCCTAAAGATCCATTGATTTACTCATTGGATGGCAATGATGATGGTGATAGCGCTCCAGCTTGGATTAAAGCTGTGCGTGAAACCGCCAAAGAAATGAACTAATTTTAATAAAGGAGGAAGCTACGTATGGCTTTTACAAGATTGTCTCCCGAAGCCAAGTTTGTAACTTATGGTTTCGGTCAGGTCGAGCCTAACCATCTCAGTGCACAGCGTACTGGCGAAATTTACGCTCAGTTACCTGCTGCAGCCAATATTGACATCCTTGAGAATGGTCAGTTCGTCAAGTATGACTATTTGAATGGCGCAGTTAACTTCACTGGCGCTGGCGAGTGGATGCTCGTATTTAATGAAGTTAAGGTTTATCGTGATCATGAAACCGATCAGGATTTCGCAATGATTCGTCGTGACTATAATGGTCGCGTTTATAGCCCAGTTGGTGTTGGCGCCGCAGCTGAAGCTTGGGGTTCCGCACAGGGCATCGATGGTGTTCGTATTAATGGTTTTGCATCTTCTGCAGATTGGGATATGATGAAGAAGATCCAAGGTCAGGTTGAAATTTATCCAGATGCTCATAACAATGCAGCTGGTGAGGCTCCTGATTATGGCCGCAATCATTATCCAATTGGTAACAGCTATGAAGTTGAAAAGCTCAATGTTCCTCAGATGGCAGAATATGCTCAGCCAGGTCGTGCAGGTCTTGAAGACTTTAGTCGTGGCCGCGCCGGTTTGATGGTTCCTCGTGTATTCAAGACTCATGAGGGTGACATTTTCACTACTAATACTATTGCTGATGCAACAGTAGCACTTGGTGCTGTTCTTTCACCTAATGCAAAGGGTTATTTGTCTACTTCTGGCGACGGTAGTCTCCAGTGGCAAGTTGTCAAGATTTATAATCTTGGTGATATGCAGAAGGCCGTTAAGGTCATGAGAATTAAGTAATAAGGAAAGGAGAGAAAAGTCATGTTGGAAAAAAATGAACTTCTTAAGTTGATGAAAGCAACTGCTAAGGCTGATCGCTCTGCTCCTGTTGCTTATTCATTTAATGGCGAGAGCCTTTCTTACGATGCTCTTAATGAGACACTTCGTAAGGAAATGAATGAACTCGCTGGTACATTCGCACTTTATCGTGAAAATAAGAACACCATCTTCTCTTTGATTGAAGAGACCATGGATGATATTCTTCCTAAGAAGGTTGAGGAAGAGTATGGCAAGTTCGCTGAAGTGAAGACTATTGCTCAGGGTAATTCTACTATCTTCTGGCGCAAGCATGATCGTCAGCGTGCAAAGCAGTTCATCACCAAGGTCGGTTTGGCTGGTATTTACGAAGTATTCAAGCTTGGTAAGGATACCCCAATTGAAGTTCAGACCAGTGCTATCGGCGGTGCCGCTCAGATTGGTCTTGAAGAGTTCCTTGATGGTCGTGCTGATTTTGCAGAAGTAACTAAGATCGTTATGGACGGTATTGATGAACTCATTTATTGGGAAATTGGTGCTGCTCTTAAGGAAGGTCTTACCCAGCTTCCAGCTTTGAATACTGTTGAAGTTGATGGTTTTGATATGCAGGCTTTCGATCGTTTGCTCGCTATCTCTGCTGCTTATGGTACTCCTACCATCTATTGCACTGAAGAGTTTGCCGCAAAGATCCTCCCAGAGAAGTGGGATGCTTGGTCTGACAGTATGAAGGATACCATTTGGAACAATGGTCGTTTTGCTAACTACAAGGGCCATGTTCTTAATATCCTTCCACAAGGATTTACTGATGCAACTCATACAACCAAGGTTATTGACCCAGGTTATTGCTACATTCTCCCAGGTGCTGTAAAGCCTGTTAAGGTTGTTATGGAAGGCTCTACTATTGTTGACGAGTATGTTAACAAAGATCGTAGCCGTGAGATCCAGGTTTATAAGAAGGTTGGTGTAGGCGTTGTTATGACTCCTGACATCTGCGTATATGTTGATACTGAACTTGCTGGTCAGTATGATGTATATCAGGGTGATAAGACCTCTTCTGGTACTACTCCAGCTGCTGATACTTATACTGCTGTTGGAACCCCAAGTGCAGCCAATCTTGCAAATTACTATGAATTAGTCAATGGCTCTTATGTAAAGACCACTGATACTACACTCGTAGAAGGTAAGACTTACTACACTAAGGACTAATATAAATTGATATTATCGCGGGTGCGTGTAACGCGCACCCGCATTTTAGAGAAAAAGGAGTTTAATTGAATATGGATACTAATAAGAAGGTACAGGTTCGCAATAGAAGCAATCGTGTTGTTATCTATCATGTTGACGATATGCATGTGCGCCGTGAGTTTGCTCCAGGCGAAACAAAAATGATTCCTGTCGAAGAACTTATGGCTTTGAGCCAAAAAGCTGGCGGTGCTTATATTATTCGTAATAGTTTGTTCATTCAGGATGCTCCCACGGTGAAGGAGATGCCGATGAAAGTTGAACCTGAGTATTATTTAGATGACAAGGGAGTTATTGATCTTCTAAAGAATGGCTCAGTAGATGCATTACTTGACTGTCTTGACTTTGCACCTGGTGGGGTTATTGAATTAGTTAAGAAATATGCTGTAGATTTGCCGATTACCGATACTCGTAAGATTAAGGCTATTCAAGAAAAGACCGGATTTAAGGTAGATCTCGCTTTGAAGCATAAGGAAGAACTTGCGGCAGAAGCAGCAGAAGCTGCAGGACAGACAGACAGTGGAATGGAAGTCAAGGCTGCTCCAACTCGTCGTGTATAGCCAGCAGCAGCTGAAGTACCAACTGGCCGCAGAACAACTCCTAAATATAATGTTGTGAAGAAATAAAGCTGAGGAGGCTGCCTATGACATCATTTAATACTATCATAGATAGATTCCTTAGTAAGATTACTGACGATATGTATCTAGAACTTACCGAGGAAGATACTATCCGTGATGCGAAACAGTATCTACTTGATGCCATTCCATATTTTGAGTTTCCTCGTTTCGCGCCATATGATTATGACGTTGAAAAGGAAGTATACAATGTTGATTTAACGCAAGAGGAAATTAACATCCTCGCAATTCTTATGAAACAAGCATGGTTAGATCGTTAGATTAATTCTATTGAAAATACTAGAATGAAATATTCTGGATCAGATTTTAAATTTACTTCGCAGGCGAATCACCTTGCGAAGTTATTAAATTTAAAGGCTGAAAATCATAGAGAAAATATACATGCGCAAAGGCTTTATAAGCGTCATAAGATTGTTGATGGTACTGGGCATATTATGTCTAATTGGCATATTTTAAATCAGTCCGCTATTCCAGAGCAGCCAGCCACAGCTGCGGCAAGTGTATCTACATTGCCAGTTATTGTCGTAGATGAAACTGATGAAATGCCTGTATCTGAATGGGAGCCAATCTAATGAAGACTCTTGCTTTTGAAGTTGCAAATGAGATAGTGGCAGCTGATTTGCGACGTTTGATTAATTAGATTTGGAAGCTACTTCCTATGAAAGAAAACGATGAGGACTGGCAGAAACAATTAGACTCTGTTTTAGTTGAACTTCGTGGTCTTCATGCAATTTTTGGCGATCAGCTTGATTTTCTTATTTTGATAAGCAAGTTAGAAGGATTGCGTGAAGTTAATAATTTTATGGTGTATCGCACCACAGTATTTAGTGTAATTTCACTTCTTACTGAATTAACAAATACCATATGATGGAAAATTTACAATTAATGGAAATAAGAGCTAGAGCTGCGCGTAATGATCGCCAACATAATCGAATGATTATGGATAAAATGCGTGGTTTTTAGCGTGCATTGTTATATTCATATCAGGCTGCTTGGATTAGAAAAGATGGGGAAGAAGATGCTCCATGGGTTCGGGCACTTATGAATCCAGATAAAGTAAAGTTTGATTATGATGAAAAGATTGTGTCTGTTGAATGGGAATATGGTTTTCATCCAGGTGATACATTTGAATGGGGTAGGGATACTGGCAGTCATTGGATAATTTTAAAAACAGAAGATACAGAGTTAGCATATTTGCGAGCTAATTGTAGACGCTGTTAGTATCTTACGGCAAGAGATCCTGAAACTCATGAAGAATTTTCACAGTGGGTTGCTATTCGTGGACCTGTTGAAACAAAAATTAATACTATACAAAAAGCTGGATTAGTTGCTGATGTGCCGAATTTAACATTGGACATTTATATGGCTGATACAGAATAGAATCGTCGCACTTTTGAACGTTATAAACGTTTTGAATTTGATGGACGATATTGGAAAGTCTAGGCGCCAGATTACATTAGTACATCTGGTGTGTATGAGATTTAGGCAGAAGAAGATTATGAATGCCGAGAGGATGAAATGTTTATTACTGTTCAAGAACAAACAGAACCTCTTCCAGATGATGTTAATGAGATTTTAGGAGATACTTATATTAAGCCTACTGAAGCGCATTATTATTATATGAAATTGCCATTAAATGCCGATGAATGGAGTATTACTTTATCCGCATCTAAGAATAAAGAAGTAGATGATGTTTTAGAATATAAAGTGATTGGCAATCGTTTAAAAGTTACTTGGACAGATATGCGTTCTGGTTCTTTTGTTCTTCATAATGGAGAATATGAAAAAACGGTTCTAGTAGAATCACTTTTTTAAGGAGAAAATGGAGTTATGAAAGTCGGAGAAGATTTTAATAGACCTCAATCTAGTTTTTTATTGCTAGAGAAAGAGTTTAATAAAGTTGCTGAATTAATGCTAACAAATCCGCGACTTTTAAAGCTATTATATTACAGAGAAGCTGATGCTTTATCAAAAGCTAATTTAAATACGGAATAGAAGATGAGTTTAATTAATCATGAAATTCGTATTGTGCCAAAAGTGGATATTAGCACAGAGTGTCCGATCTTTGTAGTTGTTAGTTTTGATAATTTTACCCCAAATGCATCTAATCATTTATTTCGAGATTGTACATTAAGTTTTGATATTTTGTGTCACCCAGATCATTGGAATCTTGGAAATTTTTAGTTACGTCCTTATAAAATCGCCGGTGAATTAGATGCTATGTTCAATAATCGTAAAATGACTGGTATTGGAGAATTGCAGTTCATGGGTGCAAATAACTTGGTATTGAACGATTAGTTAATGGGTTTAACTTTAATGTATAGTTCAATATATAGTTCAGAAGATGTGATACCAATTGAATAAGCTATAGTTAATGACTGGCGTTGATATTCCAATTCCAGAGTTATAGCTTACGATTCACTAGCCGATAATTAAGGAAATTTCTTATATGGGTGAACTAGATTATTTTTCTACTATTCAAACAATTTGTTTTGATAAAGCAACTATAATTGCGGGGAACCCAAAGGGCGCATCTCGTTTATCCGCCATGAGTAATTTTCAAATATTCATGACATTAATAAATATTCCAGATTAGGATGCGCAAAAACGTATTTAGAATAATTTATGTACAATTTTTACAATTTTATTCCCTGGATATGAATTACAAATTTTGCCTGGCGGATTTGGAATGTTTATAAATAATGCTTCTACACAACACAATTTAATGATTAATGAAACAAACTTTGATGTGTTACAAGCAGCATTATAGGAAGTGACCGCTGTACGAAATAGTATTGGCGGTCAAAATTCTAATTATAATCCTAAAGGCGCAAAAGCTGCAGAAATTGCAGCAAAATTAATGCGAGGACGTGCAAGAGCACAGGCTAATAAAGGCTATTCACCAGATGGTGTACTCGCGCGTTATGTTTCTGTTCTCACTGTTGGGCTGTCATCTATGAGTTTAGAGGATTGTCTAAATTTAACAGTATATTAGTTGTATGACTTAATTGAACGCTATGGCTTATATACTGGGTGGGATTTAGATATTAAATCACGTCTGGCCGGCGGCAAGCCCGATAATAAACCAGACGATTGGATGAAAGATATTCATTAAATAAGGAGGAAATAACCTATGAAATTTGGTGTACGCGAAAT